AGTCAACATAAGATAAAAGGTTCTTTGCAGTTTCAGAATGCTCATTATTACCTTCAGCAACAATCTCAGCAAAGTCTTTAACTTTACTAATAGATTCAGCTAAATGCTCAGAGTATTGAATACCTTGATCTAATTTTTCTGCTACAGTTTCTGTATATGAAATACCTTGATCGGCTTTTTCAGCTACATGCTCTGTATATTGGATTGACTCGTCTAATTTGCTAGCTAAATACTCTACGTATTCTGAGAGAGTATTGACGCTTTCAACGATGTGATCGTTATGAGACTTTACGTTCTCTAACGTGTCATCTTCGCTGTTTGCTCCGATTGACTCTTTTAGTGACTTGATTTCACCAGCTAAGTACTCAGAATACTTGTGGAAATCTTCAGCCTTTACAAATTCTGCCATGTTTTTATTATTATTTGTTTCTATATTGGTTTCTGTAATTTCTTGTGCTACTTCAGGAGCTTCTGCGCTCTCGCCGTTCATTTCGTAGATCCATAGACCTGAGTTATCATCAAAGCCATAAGATTCATTTACTCTCTTTAACTCAGCATTAGCGAATCCAGGATCTGCTACTAAGTCATAAGTAAATAATTGCTTGATTTTAACTTTACCGTTAGATTCAACGGCACCAGCTGCTCTAGAAGAGATTTGTAAAGGTACTCCAGCATCAACAAGAGCTTTAGCTTGTCTACCAGCATCAGTATCTAAAAGTCTGATTTTACCTTTAACGTGTTTGTTATCTTTGTCGTAATAAAGTTCTTCAATAATGTGTGAAACATTCTTAAGAGAAACATCAAACTGTTGTGGGTGATCTAACTCACCTAATAGTTTAGAAGATTTAATCTTATCTTGTAATTGCTGAATTTGAGGAACATACTCATCTTCAGTATAGATTCGATTATTTTTATTTTTAGCGTCAATTTCGCCAAAGATACCTTCTAGAATGTACTCTTTGTTTTCACCTTCAGCTACTTTTAACTGAGATGAAGACATTTCTACGATCAATAAGTCGTTTTTGTTTGCCATATCTATGGTTTATCTATTTTTATTATATATCTACTTGTATTATGCAATTATCTTAATATCTTTTAGATGTCGGCCAGTGGATCTTCTTCTCCACCCTCTGCAGGTGCCTCTTCTTTTTCAGCTTCTTTCTCTGCTTCAGCATCTTCAGCCTCTTTATCTAAATAATAAGCTACTAAAATATCCATTTCGCCTTCGGCAAAGGCATTAACGCCATATTCTGAATAAAAGTATTCTTTAAATTCACCTTCTGTTTTAGAAGCAGTAATAGCTCCTAAAATTTCTGCTGATTTAATGGTTGACCCAGAATCTAAAGTAACGTCTTCGACATATATTTTAGAATCCTCTCCAGCCTTTAATGCATCTTCAGAAATGAATTCCTCAAAGGTTCTGATAATTGTAAAATCGTTTTTCATAATTTATATATCTCTTTTTCTATCGAATCTAGGTTAAATTGCGTTTGGGTCCTCTTTCTCAGGTTCCTCTGCATTATCTTTAGCCTCTTTTGCCTTATAGGCTTTATTAGCTCTAATCTCGTCGTCAGTTAATTTCAAGTATTTAGTTACTAGATATTCTTGGTCGAAATAGTATTCTTCTTCCATAGTTTCTGGATTAGTTGTCATTAGAGAATCTCTCATGCTTGCGATAAAGTCTAATCTTAATTGCATGATTTCTTGCTCTTTTAATTCTGCAAATACATTCTCTTCATTAAACCTTAAAGCCACTTGAGTTTTAAACTGTGGATCGTTTTGGAACTCTGGATATTTAAGACACATTTGAATATAAAGTGGTTTTACTAGTATCTCTTGGAAGACTGATCTTAGACGCTTGATAAACTTACCAAACTTAATCTCATCTCTTACCATACCATCACCAGCTAAAGCATAGTCACCACCATCATCTTCATATAAGAATCTATTGTAAGGTATTTTAGAAACCTCTTTCATTTTATCTGAGAAGTATTTTAATGCTTCTGTATCAGATAGGTCTGGTCCTTCACCACCAAGAGTTTCAATTTCTGGTGTTTCACCATCTTTAGAAGGTAACCAATATTCTTTATTAAACTGTAGCATTGGTTTACCGTCTGTTGTTAATGAGCCTGATTCGAAATCAAAGTCAACAACCTCTTTATAGTTATTCATCAGTTGAGCTAACGATTGTTTTGCTCTTGTTTTAGATTTACCACCAACAGGGATAATAAACTTCATTCTAAATGAAGCATTAGTCACCGCCCAGATTACTCTGGTGTGTTCCATAATTCTAAGTAGGTTAAACGATCTAACCAGTCTCTCAACATAACTAACTCTTGAAGCAGTTGACAGGGAAGAATATGAAATGTAAATGATTTGAGAATCATATAACACTCTTTCTTTTACTGGATCGTCTTTATATTGTACCCATACCTTTTTACCATCGTCTTTATTAAAACCAGGCATTAGGGTTACTGGATCGATTTCTTTAAAACCTATAATTTCTTTTTGGTCTGGGGAATAAATTATCTCAAATGATAAGTAACCATCAACTAGGAACTTTCTAAAGAAGTACCATGCTGATTGTTCACCATTAAAACCAAAATAGTGATAGATTTGTCTAAAGTATTTGTTAAGGTCTTTATTAACCTGATCTGAGACATCGAGTCCCATAATTGAAGGTTGTGCAAAGAAGTTCTTTTCGTCATATACCACTGCTTCATCACAAAGTATATCTAGAATATCTTCAATTTCATCGTTTAATGAGAACCTTCTTAATTCTTCTCTTTTACCAGGGTAATCAATATCAAAGAACGGTACGTTCTTCTTCATATTAATATCTCCCATGGATAGTGCAGCAAATGCACCATAAATATCATCATTGTCTAGGCCGAACGGGTTCATCTCTCTATAGCCGAACTGGTCTTCCATTGGACCAATAGCTTGAGATTGTCTAAGTACCATGTCGTCATAACGCATACCAAAAGAACTTAGCGTCTTCAATGCATTGGAGAGGCTAAATGGTCTTGAGTTAGAACTAAATGGTCCGTTTCTTTTTTCGGTAAATCCTGCCATAATATAGTATTATTTCTGTTTTATATATCTCATTTATTTAAGTGGTTTCTGAACATGGCTCTAATAGCTCCAATTGACTTACCATCTAGATCGGTAAAATCGCAAAGTGCCATTCTTGCCCAGTTTTCATAACCTACAATTGCTTGTGATGTTTTACGACTAGGGATATATTGTCTAATCGCAAAATCAAATCCATATCTACCTAGAAATTGTTTTGCTCCATCCCAACTAAAACCTAATGGTCTTTGAGATTTTGCCGGCTTTCCTTCTTGCCCTCTAATAAATCCTTGGTATCTTTCATATACCACATCTAATAATTCTTCTTTAATATTAGGTGGTAACATATTTAGATTAATGCCACAATCATTATTACCTGCTGGATCTAATGATAATACACATGGGTTTCTATCCCACCATTCAGCATACTTAGGGTCATCATATCTAAATACATAAATTTGTCCAGGTCTAAATCTAGTGGCTGTTTTTTGAACCATGGTTTCTCTAATAGATTTCTTAGAATCTTCAAACCAAGATTCAGCAGCGCCTTTTGCTCTAGCTTTACCACCAGCATCTTTACTTAACTCTCTTATTTGTTTTTTAACCTGGCCCATTATTTAAGAGTTTTTTCTGTTAAGACGATAAACCTCCATTTTCTATTTTCACACCATGCCTTTGCATAGGCATACTTATCTCTATTCTTAATATATTGTTCTGCTAAAAACTTATATGAATTAAGTGCTTTTTTAGATTTTGTTTTAGGGGGTAGTGGTTTTTTGATCTGTGCTTCTGGCTTAATTTCAACTAGCCATTCAATGGGACCTTCCTCATTTGTACCTTTAGTTTTCATATAGAAGTCTGGATAATAAGTATGTTCTCTCTTATCCATAGTTGAGCGGTATTTAATTTTAACCGGCTCGGAAGACCATTTTAATACATTTTCTTTAGTATCACACATAATACAAAACTTTCTTTCCCAGGAGGAACGATAAATGATTGGTGTTGGACCAATATATTTATCAGGATTTTCAGGCGTATAATAACCTTGTACAAATCCAGAGTTACCGCTGGGTTTTAAGTTCTTTATTGACATTAGATATTAAACATACCGGAT